GGGTCTTTTGCATGAATCGCGCGACGGACAAGTTACGGGCCCGATGGACGAGCGATTCGTTCTCGGTCGTGTCGAGCATGAGTTGGACACCGCTCTGGGCGCACAAACGCTGCAAACTCAGTACCGACTCGGCATACGCCTGGAGACACACGCCGCCGTAGCACGGCGTACTCAGAAACAACGACGGCATTAGTGATCAGACGCGTCGTTACTTTAAAACTAAATATCGCGGACAGTACCAGAGGATGAAGATTTGTCCGACGGTATTTGGACCATATTTTTGGTCGGTCGTACACATGACAGCTCTGAGCGCCCCGGACGATCTCGACCCCGAAAAAGCTCAGGCGTACGTCAAGTTTTTCGAGTCCCTGCCGGACATTCTTCCGTGTGCCATGTGCGGCCGACATCTTAAAGAAAACATGGAAACCATGCCGGTCGACACGTCTGACCTTTTCAGGTGGACGGTCGACATACACAACCTGGTCAACGACCAAATCAACAAACCGACCGTCAGTTACGAGCAGGCATTCGGGTACTGGTCGACGCGCTGCGAACGCCGCCAAGACAAGGACCGGATGGTCATTCTCGTGGTGGGCCTCGCCGTCGCGTTCATACTCATGATTATTTTATCACGCCCCAAGTAGAAATGGCCTTTTGCAAACCGCGCGGTGTGCGTATTCCCGTCTTGGATATTCCGGTCGTCGATACGGTCGCGGCCGTCGCTCTCGCGGCCGCCGTCACATGGGTCACCGGGCTCAACTTTTGGTTGACGCTCGCGGTCCTGATTGTCGCAGGAGGACTAGCACACAAGTTTGTTTGTGGCCCAGTAGTAAAGCCGACGTGCAATTGTATGGCATGAAGGCGAAGATTCCTTTGGCCCTCCGGGAACAAGTATGGCTCTTTTATTGCGGCGAGCGGTTCAAGCGCAAGTGTCTCGTCGCGTGGTGCGAAAACATAATGACCGTGTTTAATTTTGAATCGGGTCACAACGTACCCGAAAGTAAAGGCGGTGCGACCCAACTGTCTAATCTGCGTCCGATTTGTTCAAAGTGTAACAAGTCTATGGGTGACCGGTACACGATTGATGAATTTTCTAAACTTTCTCGACCGCGTAGCTGGCTCCGATGTATACGCGCTGACGCCGATCAAACGGCAGACCGTTGAACGACGTGACGGCCGCGAGCGTATATGCGCCCATGCGTGGCCACGTGACAACGTCACCAACCTTGAGTCCGGCCGGTACACAAAGAGCCTCGCCGATGACATCTGCGCCGTCGCACGTACACCCAAACACCGTACGTAGTTCGCTCGGTCCGGTGACACGAGGGACCGGACGTGCGTGGTCCATGACGACGCAGTTGAATGCACCGTAGAGAGAATCGTCTACGGTGACACACCCGGGCTTCAGACCAACAACCTTTGTGTGAAGTTCGATGGCGTGTTCGACGAAAAAACGCCCGGGTTCGGCGATAACCTCGCTCGTGCCAAACCCATTCGCTACGAGGGCGACATTAATCGCTGCGGAAACTGGTAAAATTGTTTCGAGATTTTCGGACGAAAATCCACCTCCGATATCGAGAACGGTTGGCGTGTGCCCAAACGATTCGAGTAACGTAAATGCCCGACGGGCTTTTGCAATTGCGAGTGCGTGCGCATCGGCCGAACCTGCAAAAGACCCGACATGAAAACTAACCCCCTTGATGGATCCGGGCGGTGCAACTTGTGCGAGTTCGGCCCAGTCGGACTCGTCGGCACCAAATTTGTTCCCCATGGGACACCGAGCCATTGGATCATCCGCCTTGATGCGCATGATCAGGTCCCAGTACCCTGCGCCCAATTTTTCAAGTTCACAGACACTATCGAACGTCGTCCGACGGACGCCACATCCACGAACGTACTCGATATCTTCGGGACGTTTACACGGATTGGCGTAGATGATTCGCGACTTGTCCTTGACCATATCGACCTCGGCCGGACTCGCGCAATCAAATGCGGCGCCACACTCAAATAGCGTCCGAACCACCATGGGGTCCGGACAACACTTTACGGCATAGTATGGCCTGACGGTCGGGAACATCTGGGTCCATAGACCGTGCGCCCGGTGGACAGAATTCAGGTCTACGATATATACCATCCAGAAGTGCGGGGACTTCTAGGGAAGACGTACATTTTTTTTATGTCTTAAACGACTGGCGACAATGTACAGTATAACAATGACGACGCGCGTATTTCTGCTCGACCGTTCAGGCTCGATGGAGGTGTGCCGCGACGATACGATCGGTGGGTACAATTCGTTCGTCGAGAGTCAAAAGCCGCTCGGAGGAACCATGTCACTCTACCAATTTGACCATCAGTTTTTGACCGTGTACGAAAGTGTGCCGATCGACGATGTGACGCCGCTGACAACCAGTACATTCGAGCCGCGCGGGTCGACGTCTCTCCTGGATGCAATGGGTCGGATTCTGAAACTCGATCTGCCCCGAGACACGGTGGTTATCATTCTGACGGACGGCGACGAAAACACGTCCATCAAGTACACGTCCGAACATATCAAAGATCTGGTCGAGTCGCGCCAAGTACGGGACAATTGGTCCTTTGTATACCTTGGAGCGAACCAGGATGTGGTTCTGACTGCACGCAAGCTTGGTATCAATCACACGATTGGGTTTGACACGTGTAACACGCCTGATGTGTTTCGGGCGCTTTCACAGACGATGTCGACTCAGTAGCCGCTGTTGTTCCCGGCAATATTCTTGAAGGCGTAGTAGATACCGAGAAGACCGGCCAGAATGATGTACGCCGTGCCGAACCATTTCTTGTTTGACTCGGCCGGAGGCTGGCCGTCCTTCGACGTCGGCGACTGTTCGACCACCATAAAGATACCGGACATGAACAGGACGAGAAGGAGGCCGCCCAGAGCCGCCCGCATAAACTTCGTGCTGTTGTTGTTCACCGTAGAGTTCATTTACTGTGGGTGCTTATTTTTTTTTAACCAGATCTCAGAAACATCATAAGGGCGAATGCGAGCACAATCTGAAAAATGGTCATGAATCGGGTCGACCACTGTTTACCGCTGCGGTACATCTCGCGGATCGAGTTGGTGAACAGGACGGCGGCTGCCAGAATGACGAATAGGTTACGATCAACGACGGCCATTTACTTTGAGTTGACATTAAAATTGCGGACCTCGACTGGTGCTTCCGCCCAGAAGGTTTTCGGATCCGTTTGGTACAGTTCAAAGAGACGAAGGTTTTCCGGATCCGTATCCGGCTTCGTGAACCCTTCGGGTGCTTCTGGTAGAAGAACCGTCTCGACGGACGCGAGCTCTGGTGAATTCAGACACCCGACCTCGTACCCGATATCAAAGTCGAGACCTTCCTTGTCGCTCTGGACCCAAAAATGTTCACAAATTTCACGAGTCTGCGGAACGACACAAACACCCTTGACGACCCGGGCCGCCGTACCCTGTGCGGCGAGGACCCGCTGGAACAAAGCGCAGTGGTGTACGACACTCCCCTTGACCTTGTGAAGTTTGAGCCGGAGCGCAAATCGCTTCTCCATTTATATGTCAGCGGTCGCGTGTTTTAAATAGTGTTCATGATTTTGTACGCCGTGTTAGGGTTGAGAGTTCTGGACAGAACGCGCTTCGTCATAAATACGCGCCGGGCGTGCCGAATCATATTACGAAGGCCGGCGCGTTCTTGGTTCGTCAGAGAGTTTCTATTCTCGTTACGGCCGTACAGAGCGAGAAATGCCGCGCGGTGAAACTGGCGCCGGAGCGAATTCGCCGTGCGCTGTGCTTTATTAAAAGCCTTGCTAGCATGCGTCAATCTGTTTAGGCGCTGTTTAAGCTGTTCGTGCTGGGCCTTGGTCGTGGGCGAGTTCATTTATACAAGAGGACGCGATTAAATTTCGGCGTAGCCCGAACGAGTGTACATCTCGATCTCGCCGTCCAGTGAGTGCTCGGGCGGCGGCGCCATATACATTTCAGTACCTGTGGTCGCGGGAGGGGCCTCTGGAGCCGCGGGAGGAGCCATCGGGGCCTCGGGCGTCGCAGGCGCGGTCATGGCCGAGGCCGGATCAAAGTCATACATCGTCTCGCCCGCGATGGTATTGAATGAACCTATACCCCCGATGTCTTCCATGCCCGTAGACATCGGAGCCTCTGGGTCCACCATCGGAGCCTCTGGGTCCACCGGGGCCGGAGCCTCTGGCGCCGCCATCGGCGCGATTGCCGCGGGCTGATCGCCGCTCGGGGCACCCTGGATCGCCGGAGGCGGAGTCACGGTCACGGTCGATTCGGGCGGCTCGTAATTACTCTGGCGGTACCGAAGGGCGAACCAGGCAGCCGCGAAGATGATGACGGCCATGAGTATCTTCTGTAGGGTCGTGGTCGTCATTTACTACCAGACAACAAATAAAGTATGCGGCCGTCATATGAACAAGAAATGGCCTCCTCTTTCGTTCGCCTGGTAGACCATATGGGCGACGACGCATCTATCGTTCAGGCTGCGCGCGTGTCCTACGGACCGGGCACAAAGACCGTAAGCGACGACCGTGCGCTGATTCGGTACCTCATGCGTCATCAACACTCGTCGCCGTTCGAGATGGTCGAATTCAAGTTTCACGTCCGTGTTCCTATTTTTGTCGCCCGTCAATGGCTTCGTCACCGGACCGCATCTGTGAATGAAGTCTCGGCGCGGTACTCGATCGTCAAGGATGATTTTTTCGTACCGTCCGAACTTCGGGCCCAGAGCAAAACGGCCGGTCAAGGGTCGTCCGGTGAAGTTATCACCGAGGAGCTATTACGTCTGAAACAAAAGGCGTCTTGCGATCTTGCATTTCATACGTACGATGAACTCGTACGACGGGGTGTCGCGCGCGAACTTGCGCGCGCCCATCTCCCCCAAAGTACATTTACTGAATTTTACTGGAAACTAAACTTGCACAACCTTTTCCATTTTTTGAAACTCCGTATTAGCCCCGGTGCCCAACCTGAAATTCGCGAGCCGGCACAGTCCATTCTCGAGATCCTCAAGTCGATTGTGCCCCTGGCCTGTGAAGCATTCCAGGATTACGTGCTCGACGCCGTGGTCTTCTCCGGTCCGGAAGTACGTGCGCTCCAGACGGGCGACACGAGCGCGCTGGCCAAAAGCGAACAGAAGGAACTTGACACAAAAAAGAAGACTCTAGTTGGAGAATGCTAGGCCGCCCATACCGGAGGCGATACGCAGAACGTTGTAGTTGACGGCGAACATCTTCTGGGAGGTGGTCGCGACGCTCGACTTGAGCTGTACGTTAAGGGATGCGTTGTCGATACGAGAGAAGTTGCACGTACCGGTCGGCTGGTGCTCCTCGGGCTGGAGCGCGAAAGAATACACGTACACGCCCGGGTACGGGGTACCGGTGTGGTGGTAGAACGGCTGAACCTGGTTGAAATACTTGCCGGACTGCTCCTTGAAACGGTCCTGGCCGTTGAGCACAACCTTGAATAGGTGCAGCGGGCCAACCTCCAGACCGTATGCCTGGTTGGTCGTCGCAAACTGGGTACCCTCCTCGGTCCAGAACACGTTGCCGGTCAGGGCAGCCGCGGTCTGCACATTGGACACGACGACCGGGGCGACGTTCGAGCCCGGGGCGAAGCCGCCCGGCACATACAGGCGCGGCGCGCCAGTCTCGTGCGGCTTCAGAGAGCCGGACAGAGACAGCTTGGTGGGATCGCACGTCACGTTCACGTTCTGCGTCGACGAGCAGAAGTTCCACATACCGTTCAGCTGCGTGGCACCGATGGCGGCCGCGGTCGGGTTCTGGTAGCACCAGATGAGCTCCTTCACCGGGTGGTTGAAGGTCAGACGCACGGTCTGGACGGCGCCCTCGGACGACCCAGAGGACGTCAGAGTATCACCGCCGGTGTGCTGCAGCTGCTCAATCAGGTACTCGTGACCCTTCTGGGCGAAGCGGCGACGCTCCTCCGTGTCCAGGAAGATATAGTTGGCCCAGACCTCGAAGGCGGACGAGGCGCTGAAATAGCTGGAGTAGTACTGGGTCAGATCGAAATCCAGGCGCACCTCGTGGTACTGCAGCGCAATCAGAGGCAGGTACAGACCCGGGTTACGGTTGAAGAAGAAGAGCAGCGGCAGGTACACCTTGGGCACGGACGTCTGCGTCGGGTTCGGGTTGGACTGCGACGTCATCTTGCCCCAGGCAATCTTGTCCGACTCGTTCAGGAACAGCTCGGAGTACAGACGCCACCAGGTCTGGTAGTGCTTGTCGATGCGCTG